AGGAAAAGTAGCTGGTGGTGGATTTTATCGGGTCGAAATTATCGCTCAACTTTTCGGCGTGACGGTCCGCCGCATTCAGCAGCTGACGCAAGAGGGCGTCCTGCCTACCACGGAAACGGCAGAGGGTAGGCGATACGATCTGGTTCCCACCATCCAGAGCTACGTTAAATACCTCTCCGATAAGGCATACGGAAAAAATCGCTCTGAAAAAGAGCTGGAACTGCGGGAGCAAAAGCTGACGGCGGAGGTGGCCCTCAAAGAGAGCCAGGGCGAACTTCACCGCCTGCGCACTGAAATCGCTGCAGGAAAATACATTTCGGTGGACGAAGTGACACTGGATTACCAGCGGTTCTTCGTGACCTTTAAGAACTTCGCCATGGGCATCCCGGCTCGATTAACAGACCGGATCAGCAACTGCGTGGACCCTTTGGAGGCCAGGCGCATCGAAAAAGACCTGCAACACGAAATCAGAAATCTCCTGGCCGCTTTCGTGGTGGCCGGGGTTACGGAGCAAGATAAGCGTGACGCAAAAAAAGCCTAAACGATACCGCAAGTTCCTTATTGCTCCCTACCAAAAAGAGGCTCTCGCATCCCTATCCCCGCCAGAGGATATCAGCATTTCCGAGTGGGCAGAAAAATACAGGGTCCTGGACCCTAAATCATCTGCCCTTCCGGGACCATGGCGAAACGAGAAAACCCCTTACCTCATCGACATTATGAACGAGCTGTGCAATTTTGAGACGGAGGAGGTGGATCTCGTTAAAGCCAGCCAGCTGGGCGGCACCGAAATCATTATCAACGCAGTAGGGTGGGCGGTTCAAGAGGACCCATCACCCACTATGGTGGTTTACCCTTCGGATGAGCTGGCGGAAAGCGTCTCAACAAACCGCATTCAGCCTATGATCAGCGCATCCAAACCGGTGCGCGCACGGTACCACGAGAACGAATCCAAGACGCTGGAATTGCAATTCGACGGTATGTATTTGAACCTGGTCGGTTCCAACAGCCCGTCGAAGCTGGCCAGCAAGCCGATCCGCTTTCTGTTCCTGGATGAGGTCGACAAATACCCAGGCGCCAGCAAAAAAGAAGCCGACCCCATCAAGCTGGCCAGAGAGAGAACCAAGACCTTCCACAACCGCAAAATCTTCATGACCAGCACCCCCACGCTGAAGACCGGACACATCTGGAAAGCGCTGGAGGACGCGGATCAGGTCCGTCACTATTTCGTGCCCTGCCCCCATTGCGGGAAATACATCGAATTAAAGTGGTCGCAGGTTAAATTCCCCAACGATGAAGGAATGACCTATGCGGACCGGGCCGAATTCGCCAACTACGTCTGCCAGGAATGCGGCTGCATCATTACCGACCACGATAAGGCCCAGATGCTGCGCTACGGCGAATGGCGGACCGTTTCGGAAAAGACGAAGTTCCCTCGAAGGGTCGCATTCTGGATCAACACCATATACAGCCCGTTCGTCCGTTTTTCCGAGATGGTGAAGGAATTCCTCACTAGCAAGGACGATCCAGAGGCCCTCCAGAATTTTGTAAATAGCTGGCTGGCGGAGCCATGGGAAGACACGAAGCTCACCACTAGCGTGGATTTGGTGAAGGAACGCCAAACCGACATTCCCATGTTCGAGCTTCCCCCATGGACGAAGCTGCTCACAGGCGGCGTCGACGTGCAAGAGAATTGCCTCTATTGGACCATACGAGCCTGGGGCGATTTTCTGACATCTCAAAACGTCGCCCACGGCCAGGCGTTCAGCCTGAACGAGGTCGCAGGCATCATGAACCTCGAGTATCAGCGACCGGATGGCCAGAAATTCCTCGTAGACCTTGCCCTGATCGATTCCGGCGACCAAACGGATGAGATCTATGATTTTTGTGCTCTCAACGCCGACTGGTCGCTGCCCTGCAAGGGCACCAGCACCATGCTTTCCCATTACAAATTGACAACCGTAAACAAAGCAGGGTCGCGGGCATACGGCATGAACTTGGTTCTCGTGGATGGCGGAAAATACAAAGACATGATCGCCAGCCGTATGAGAAAACCGAACGGCAAAGGAAGCTGGATGGTCCACAAAGACGTTGACGATGAATATTGCCAACAGGTGACCGCAGAGCAAAAAGTCACCGAGCGCAGCAGCAGCGGAACGACCGTCACAAGATGGGTTCCCAAATCCTCCCATGCAGATAACCATTACCTCGATGCCGAGGTCTACGCAATGGCAGCCGCCGACTACCTCAATGTGCGCACCCTTTTCCTTCGTCAAGAGAGCGAACCCGATGAGCCGGCTTCGCGCACATCGAAAAATAATGCCGAACAGCAGCAAAACGCAAGCGACTGGCTCCAACATTCCGAACCGGACTGGTTTAGCTAAAAGAAAGGAACTTCGATGGCAGACGAACTGAAAACAGACTACGACGCAGCTTCTTTGTTGGCTGAGGTCAACAAGGCCATCGTCGCGGTCACCGCTGGCGGCCAATCCTACAAGATCGGCAGCCGCAGCCTGACCCGAGCCAACATCACCGAGTTGCGCAACCTGCGAGCCGAGCTCGCGGCACAGGTGGCCAATTCCGCAGACGGCACATTGCTCGGCAACACCTATGCTGCTTTTTTTGACGGGAGGTAATGGATTTGAGCTGGATCGACAACATCATCGGGTTCTTTTCCCCCCGAGCGGCCTGCGAGCGTGCGGCATGGAGGCAGCAGCTCGAATATATGCGCAGCAGCGGCTACGACGCCGCCGACCATGGCCGCCTGAGTCAAAATTGGAGAGCTACGAATGAGCCCGCCGACTGGGTCGATCGCACAGCGCGTGACACGATCCGTGCTCGCGCCCGCGACCTGGAACGGAACAGTGACATGGCCAACTCCATAATCCTGGCATTTAAGCGCAACACGGTCGGTGTTGGATTTAAATTGCAGGCCAAAACCGGCGACCCTGAGCTCAATAAGCAAATCGAGGACCTCTGGAAGCAATGGACCAAAAGAAACAACTGCGATGTGACGCATCAGCAGAGTTTTAATCAGATCCTACGCATGGCCGTCGAAAGAAAAAAGGTCGATGGCGGCATTCTTTTCAAGAAATGCTATACGACCGGCGGTCTTCTTCCGTTCAAGCTGCAGGTCCTCGAAGTGGACGAACTTGCCATATCAGCAGTCGTTCCGCACACCGCAGGAAACCACATCATCGGCGGCGTGGAGTACAACGATTTCGGAGCGCCGGTCGGCTATTGGATTGAGCAATATTCCCTCGATGGATGGGAGCTGACGCAACCGGTTTACTATCCGGCCAAGGATATTATTTTTTACTATTCCAAAAGGCGCCCCTCGCAGCTGAGAGAAGTAAGTGATCTCGCGCCCACCATCAACAGGATCAGAGACGCAAACGAATTCATCACGGCGGTCAGCATGAAAGAGCGAATCGCCGCCTGCCTGGCCGTGCTGATAAAGAAGACGCCCAACGGCGGAGGATTCCAGCCTCGGAACACAGCGCAGAACGGAGATCGCGGCCAACAGTATTCTGGCAAGATGCTCACCCCGGGCATGATCACCGAAATGAATGCTGGCGATGAAGCGCAGGTCATTGATCCGAAAAGCAGCAGCACAGACGCCACCGGCTTCCTGAAGCTGCTGCAGCGGCTCGTTGGAGGAGGACAGGGCCTCAGCTACGAGGCCACCTCGCGCGACATGAGCGAGACGAACTACTCCAGCGCTCGCCAGGGCATGATCGAGGACGACCTCACCTATCAGGAAGAAATCGAACTGCTCCAAGAAAATGTGATGTCGGAGGTTTATGAAACCTTTTTGATTTCGGCAGTCTTAGCTGGGGCTCTCGACATTCCTGATTTCTGGGCCAATAAGGCGGCCTATATGAATCACGAATGGACGATCAGCCCCAAACGGTGGATCGACCCTCAAAAAGAGGCGAACGCCAACGCGACGGCGCTGTCCTCTGGCGTTAAGAGCTTCAAGCAGATCAGCGCCGAACAGGGCCGCGACTGGAAAGAGCAAATCGACGATATGGCCGAGGTCGCTCAATACGCAAAAGAACAAGGAATCACGATCGGAGGTGCGACACTCAATGAGCAGGAAAACAAACCCGACGAAAGCGACGGAAACGAACCCCCTGCAGAATAACAGGAACATCGGACAGCGCGACTGCAGGGAGGCTTCCATCCGCAAAGTGGAAAGCGATGCGGATGGCCGGACTTTTGAACTTAGCTTTAGTTCGGAGGTTCCGTATGACCGATGGTTCGGTCCTGAGATCCTCGACCATGCAGATGGCTGCGTGGACCTTAGCCGCCTGCAGGAAATCGGCGTGGTGCTTTTTAACCACAACCGGGACGATGCCTGCGGCAAAGTCGTTCGCGCTTGGGTCGAGGACGGAAAAGGCAAAGCCATTATTCAGTTCGACGATGACAATGACATCGGCGACCGGATCTGCAAGAAGGTGTCCAGCGGCACCCTAAGAGGAGTTTCCGTTGGTTACACAGTCAGCGAGTGGGAGAGCGTCAAACCGGGCAAGCAATCAGAGGATGGTCGCTTCACCGGCCCCTGTGAAATCGCCAGGAAATGGACGCCGCTCGAAATCAGCATTGTAACAGTGCCCGCAGATGCCACGGTCG